CACCGATGCGTTCATCTACAAGGATCTGGTTGACAGCGTAGTCTTGTGCGATGTTCGCCAGCATAGGAATGCGTGAACCCAATCGACCAAAGTGATCAAATACAGCATGACAGATCTCATGTGCGAACAGGAACTCTAGTTTCTTCACAGAAAGTTTTTCTATGAACTTCTTGTTATACATGAAGTCACGACCGTTTGTAGCCGCAGTAGGGCACCAGTCTGAAGCATCAATCAACTTCATGCGGGTAGCCATGTTGCCGAAGAACGGTGCTTTGAGCAACAGTCCCACACGGGCAGTTGTTAGTTTCTCTATGATTGGATCATTCATTGCGTCGCTCTCCTTAGTATGTGTATATTATAGCATCTATTTACACACCTGTCAACCAAAAAAGGTGGGCTACGAACCCTGAGGAGCCCGTAGCCCGGCCATGGGCGAGGTCTTAGTTCTCCATGGCACTCAAAACATACTTACCAAAACGCTTGTGGAACTCGTCAAAGCTCTTCATCTTTGTAGCGTCCAAAGGCAAGTCATAGTTGGTGAGCGCAGTCTTAGCACCCATCACAACCAACTCTGTAGGGAAATTGTCCATCATGTAGCGGAAGAAGCAGTCTGCCATATCATCCCAGTTCTTGCTCTTCTTCTCTGCACGGTCCTTGAGCTCATAGCACAGGCTCACAGTCAACGAATACATGGCACTCACTTCCTTGATCTGGAGGTCCTTGACCTTGCCGTCTAGGATGTCACCAGCCTTGGGCAGTTTACCTGCGATCTTGCGGTGAGCCATAAACTTCGAAGCCAAGCCGTCACCAATGGCACCTGCGATCAGTGCTGTCAGTGTATCATTGTCGCAGTCATCATCTGACAGCAGATCGCTGACGAACACCCACGAGCGTGGAGTTGCAAAGGCCTTAGAGGAACTCTTAGGATCAAAGTCATACAAGTCCTGCTTGGCAAAACCCACATAACCTACAACCTCAGGATGCACCTTGTTCAAAGTAGCCCAGTCTTGGAAGTCATCAAAGTCCACTTTCATTTCCAAGTGGATGAAACGGTTAGCCAACGGAGCAGGCATACGGTATGTGACACCACGGTCACCTTCACGGTTACCTGCGGCCACAACATCCACGCCCTTGGGCAAATGGTAGGTGCCAACACGGCGGTTAAGGATCAACTGATAGGCCGCGGCCTGAACAGCAGGGGGTGCAGAGTTCAATTCATCTAGGAAGATGATTGCCTTAGAGTCTGCATCGGTAGGCAGTTCTGCAGGGGGAGCCCAAACCATCTTGCCCTGCTCTGCATTGTAATAAGGGATGCCCTTGATGTCTGTGGGTTCCCAAAGAGCCAGGCGAACGTCAATGACCTCACGACCAGCGTCATCACCGATCTGTTTTACGAGATCTGATTTGCCAATGCCTGGAGGACCCCAAAGGAATGTTGGACGACGCATTTTGATTGCGTGTCGGATTGCCTTCTTGGCACCCTTAGGGCCAACTTGACGGACGGAAATATCTTGTGCTTTTGCCATATTAAGACCTCGCTAGTTAGAACAGTTAAAACAATTAATCTCTCAGTGTCATAAGTATAACACCAATTTCGCTCTTTGTCAACCAAGTATTTTCACATAGTTTAGCTGTGTTGTTTTATCGCCACGTTGGCTCTTGATCTTGGCCTTGATCTTTACTGTGCCTTCTAGGGCAGAACCAAACCAAAAGTCCACAAAGCTCTCACCCATGCGACCCCGGATCTTGTGCTTGTTGTAGTCAGGATTGAATCGAGTGTTGACCACAGTGACTTCACCTTGGATCCTATCACCTTCAGCTCCGTGGAGCTGTTCCGAGGTATAGATCTCACGTTTAAGTTCCGCGTTCGCAGCATCACGCACAGACACTGATGGCAAGCATGAGATCACAGCGAAATCATACATATCGCGACCTGTGAACTCTTCTTTGGCGGCCAGCTTCATTGCAGTCTCTTGAAACTCGTTGAGTCTGCCAGCTATGGCCAACAAGGTGTAAGATTTGAAATGGTTACGAGCACGGATCCCCTCTGCGGTATCTGCAGCAGTGATCTGGGAGTAGTCATTGGTGCGAAGCCAATCTTTGACCAAGAGCTTGTTGGCAGTCTTGATCTTGACTCCAGCCTCAGCTGTGTCCCATTGATCTTCTTTGAAGTAACCTTCGTTGATCCGCTGCGCAGCAGCAGCACAGGCCCAAACTTGTTCAGCTGTAAATTGCATGGTCTCGCTCCTTAAGACGCTGTATTGTAGACAGGATACTTGCCTTCAGCATCGTAGTACCAAATACCGTTAATCAATGTGTAGCCACGCTTACGGAAAAGAGTTGCGTAGTATTTTGCGTAGTTAAATGCCATCGTGTGCTCCTTACTGTTTATGTGTCTATTATAACACTATGTATCCAATCTGTCAACCTCTTTTTGGGAGTGCCGGCCAAAGAAAAAGGGTGTTGTATTTCTACAACACCCTCCAAAGAACGCCCCGGGAGCGAATCGGCTTGTTCTTTGAACGACCCTAAGGGTCGAGAAACAACTGCTTAGACTGTGATGCCCATGCTCTTGGCTTTGTAACCAAGTGCAACGATCTCACGGCTTGGCGAGCCCATCACGTACTCTGTGACTGTGACACCGTTGCCAGCTGTACGGCTGTTTGAATAAACAGCGTAGCCTGCTTGGCGGATACGGCTGGCTTCTGCAGCCAAGTTCTTAACACCAAAACGCTTTTCAGCTTGGCTTTGGGTAAGAGCAGCACCTTTGTACAGTGCGTGGAAGACTTTGAAAGTCTTGGTTTCTGGATTGAAACGTTTCATGTTTAAGTTTCCTTTGTTATAAAGCTGAACTTCATCAGCGTTCTACTATAATAACAGAACGCTGATCTAAGGTCAACCTTAATCTTTCCGTTTTACATTGACATTCGCTCGAAAGAACGTGCCTAGGATCACAACTGCACACCAAGTCCAAAATGTAAACTGGATAGCCAGCACAGGGAACATGGTGTTCAGAGCCCAGATCACCAACCAGGGCCCAATGGCCAACAAGACCACGATCAACACTATGGCTAGAACTATCTTTATCATGCTATCAAACATTGTCAATCTCCTCTAGTTCCTGCTGGCGTTTCAGCTCAGCGATTTCTTTGTCTACTGCTTTCTCACGCTTCTTGCCGTTGACTGCTGTGCCCTTCTTGTAGACCACGTAGTAGTGATCGTGGCAGTAGCTCTTGCCCGCAATGGTCTCAGCACCACAGAAGGGCGTGGGCCCTCTGTGTCTGTGAGGGTCGTATTCCGAACCCAGATATTGGCACCCTGCCATTATCGTGCTGCCTTCATAACTGTGACTTCTGCCATGTTCTTCCAATTGGTAGCAAAGCTCTTGCGCAGATCTGCTACCTTGAGCACTGTACGCAGGCTCAGCTCACGCATCTTGGCACGGTTCTCTACGATGAAATCCACAACTTCGTCCTTGACCACAGGCTCAAACTCGTAGCTGTCCAGCATGCCATCTTCTACGATCTGCTTGATGCGCAGGACCTTTTCACGGTCTGTGTCCATCTGCAGATCCACATAGTGACAGCGTGACTCTAGTGCCGCCAAGTGATCCTGTAGCTTCTTAGAGCGTACATTCTCAAACTTGATGTTGGTAATAAAGATCGCACCAGCCTTGAACTCAAACTTGTCAGGCACGCCCTCTGAGCGTAAGACACGGCTGTCGGTGTTCCAGCTAATGGTACGCTTCTTAGACGAATCCAAAGCGGCCTTGAGAATGTTCAGGCTCAAGTCGTCCAGCAACACAGAGTCACAGTCATCGAACACGATGACGTTGCCTTTTTCGCTGTAGTGGTACAGCTTAGAGTAGAGACCAATGGCACTCATAGCACCCTTGACGATCTCGTACTTGGGACGCTTATTGCCTAAGGTGTTGAACAGATCCTGCTTGCCCAGAACTTCTTCAACTCCAAAGCTCTTGCCCACACCTGGAGGGCCTGTGACGATCATTGCTCGCACAGTACCTTCTTTGACTGCCTGTGTCATGTCCTGCAACACCTGGAAGCGATTGCGCAGACGTTCTACGATCTCTTCATCACTCTCATGCGCAACCACAGCGTCTGGCACTTTGACCTGTGTGAAGTCCGTGACTTCTGCGGAGTTCTTTGAGGGCTTCTTCAGTGCTTTGAGCATGCTCATTCCTTGTGGTACGGGGGTCGAACTAGTAACATATTCAATATCAGCTTCATTGCACAGTACTTCGCAGGTGGTGCCACCGCCACGGATGTTTGCTCCGTCATTGACCACCTTGATGAAGCCTTCGTAGCCATCTTTGGGTCTGCTCACAAAGGGTTGATCTAGGGTCAATTGGATGCCTGCATGTATTTGATTGGGCTTGCCGTACCTGCCTGCACTAAGAATAATCTGCATAGTTTCGCTCCTATTTGTGTTTAACATGTGTCTATTATATGATCATTTAGGGCTCGTGTCAACCCCTATTTGAATAACACTTCCGCTATCTGGGTTTCTGTTGTTTCTGCAGTCAATTGCTCAATGGTGTTGGCAGCAAGAGCTTCTGCTAGAGGCACCAAACCATTCATGACCAGGCCCTTGGCCTCATAGATGCAGCCTGCGTACCACTCACCATCACGCATGATATAGTAGTACTCGCCCCCGCAGTTGTCAACCTGCTCAAGGAACTCTTCAAAGGTGTGCGCAACCTGCCAGCTCACGTTGTCCTCGCCACGATCTCTGTAGAAGTTCATGTCCTCGAGGGACTTCTGAACTCCACTGTTGTCTCCACGTGCTACCAGCTGGTTGGCTGTTGCTGAGTTGTAGTGGTCAAGCAGCAGCTTGCCTGTGTACTCTAGATAGCCATCGTAGTGACAGTAGACACTCTTGCACGTTGTGCCATGCATAACCCCTACTCTTGATCGTGTTCCCATTATGCAATCTCCTCTGAGTATTCGTAGAATGTAACTGCAGGGTCCAGCTTCTTCAGCTGACGAGCCGCTGTGATCAACTCCTTGTAGCGGCGCTGTACTTCTGTCCTGGGCAGCTCGCCATCGCAGGTCAAATTCTCTGGGCTAAGTGCAGAGTCGATCATGTCTGCTACACGTTGACGTCCTGCCTGTGTAGCGATCTCGTATTGCTCGCCCTTGAAGAATGAGTTCCAGTGATTCTTCTGTTCTATGAATTTAGCTAATGCTGACATCGTTCGCTCCTTTGTTAACATGTGTGTATTATAGCACCAAAACAGCAGCCTGTCAACCAGCTTCTGCAGGTGCAAACAGCTGACGCATCTCGCTCATGATGTGGTAGAAGCTGCGAAGTTCCTGCAGTGAGAACTCAGCAGTGTTGGACTCTATGTAGGTCAGAGTCTCTAGGAGACCCAACCCGCCCAGGCGTTGCTGTAGGCCCTGTATGACTTTGTAGTCTTGATCAAATAATGACATTGCTCGCTCCTTTGTGTGTATGTGTGTATTATAGTGCCAATCTGCAGTTCTGTCAATCAGTCCCCGCGAACATCCGTGTTCAGCGCAGGGTTAATTTCACGTCGCAGAGCCACTTCACGCTTGTGAGCAGCTGCCTTGCCGCGCAGTGTTTCATGAACTAGTACTTCTATCTCGCTCTTGTCGTTCAACCCACGCAGGGCCTTGCACAAGAGCCAGTCCTTGTTCTCCCGCTTGGCTCTGTAGAAGTGTTTAGCGGCACGTGCCAAAACGCTCTTATTAATAGTAGTCTCAGTCTTGGCAGTGACACCTATGTAAGACAGTCCGTTAACACGTAGCTCATAGATGATGTGCGTACGGTCGACTCGCTTTTTACGGGTGGGCTTTTCTAAGTTCATGTTATAATTATAGCACCTTTTCACCAAAGTGTCAACCAAAAGGCTAGAGCCCTTACGGGCCCTAGGGTCATGCGTTTGCGTCGACTTCGTATTGCTCAACGTTAAGTTCCACGTCCTCAAGCCCGCCCGCAGCCCACTCGTTTATAAAGTTTTGTTTTGCAGCTTCTAATTTGGCAACGCTGCTGTAGACCCCTACGTTGTAAAACTCGTATTCGTTGTCCCCCAGCCCTTGTGCTTGCAGCACATACACTTTTTGCATAGTTCGCTCCTATTGCTTGTTAAAAAACAATTATAACAGCTTTTCGCCACGTTGTCAACCAAAAGGGAAAAGACCCTACAACCCTTAGGGTTCCTGGGTTTCTCAGCTCTCATCGCTCTCTGCTGCTGCCTGCAGCTGTTAGATGGTGACCCACCTCAACGCTGCGTATACCACCACAGCTGCGCACAGCCACACTCCCACACGCTGCACGGGCCACAGCGCAGCATACCAACGTTTAAAGGGATCTAGAGGATCCATGGGGTTAGGCGGTTTGTACACTGTGATCTCCCTTGCTGCTGTGCTGCTGTTACGTGGTCCGGCCACCAGGAATCGAACCTGGATCTATAGCTTAGAAGGCTACTGCACTATCCATTGTGCTATGGCCAGATGCTGCTGTAGTGGTGGGCCCCCCGTGAGTCGAACACGGCACCAACGGATTATGAGTCCGCTGCTCTAACCAACATGAGCTAGAGGCCCGTAACTGTTGCTTAGTCTGTGATCTCCTGCTGCTGTTCACCGCCGTCAGTGGGAGCTAGTCTACCTGCCTGCAGCACGAATCTGTGCAGATCTTCATAGCGTTCCACAAACACATCAGGACAGGCTTGCGCTGCACGATCCATGTCATACTGATTGGGATAGTGGCGCAGCAATGCACGGGCTTCATCACGAACTGCCTTGGGCACACGAGGAAATTCCCCACTCGCTAGTCGTACAAGAAACCTTCCTGCATGTGTTACAGCACGATATCTTTCATCTGGTAATGTCATTTCTCTGCTCCTAGATAACAGCTTTTTCTTAAGCATGTGTATATTATACAGTCAATGTCTAGCTCTGTCAATGGGTTTTTGCATGCATAGCAGCGGGGCCTATATCCAAAATGCCACAGCCATCGC